CGACGAGCGAAGACCTCGTCAAGGTATGGCGACATACCAGCGCACCGAGTCGGCTCGCACGACCGGCGCATGTTGCGATGGACGGGGAGACGGTCCCTGTCGGCAGGCCGTTCTCGAATGGCCTGGACTACCCTCGAGACCCGAGGGCTGCGCCGGAGGACTCCATCAACTGCATGTGCTACATGCTCGTCCTCCCGAGGAAGTCGGCCGCGGCGATGGGATACAGGGTGACGCAGTGAAACGGCTCTCTAAACGGTCCTAGGATCGTTCGACGGACTTCCCCTGACACGAACCTACCTCGACCGTCCTCAGAGGCAACACGGGATCGGGACGGTAGGAATCCCCCTATTTCGAGACGACACGAACACGAGCGAAACGAACCTCAGTTCGAGGTGAAAGGAGAGCGTATGCCGAGGCGTAAGAACGTCGATCCCGATCCCGAGGTGAAGGCCCCCGAGCTGGTCACCGAGGAGACTCCCGAGGACAAGCCCGAGCCTGCCGATCCGTACGGCCCCATCGAGGGCGCGGTTGGCGACCTGACCGTCGTGAAGGAGGCTGGCGGCTTCCGCATCGTGGTCGACGAGACGAAGCGGAAGTTCAAGCAGTACAAGAGGTTCTGAGATGGAGGGTATCGCGCTCGACGGTGTGGGACTGGACTTCGTTCAGGAGTCCTCTCCTGGGCGCTGGCGGGTGATCGTGATCCGGGCGGGGCGTTCTACCAACGGGAACACGTACTCGCCTGAGTTGCTCCAGGAGTCGGCAGGGGCGTTCGAGGGCCGACCGCTCCAGGTGTACGAGATGCGGGAAGGGCGGTACTCGCACCTTCCTGCCCGAATCGTGATGCTCCTCAAGGGTGGGCTCGTCAAGTCGACGGTCGGTCTCTTGCGGGATGTCCAGTGGGACGCGACCGAACAGGCGCTCGTGGCCGAGGCGGTCATCACGTCCGACTGGTTGGCAGGGTTCCTCTCGCGTGCGTCGGAGTCGATCGGTGGTCCGGTCAAGACCTTCGGTTTGTCGATCAACGCCGCGATCGAGGGCGTCCGGGATGCTGCGGGGCTGACCATCAAGCGGTTCCTCGCAGTCGATTCCGTGGATGTGGTGACCAGTCCCGCCGCTGGCGGGGAGTTCACGCGGGCGCTTGAGGCGCTCGCATCTGAGTATGAGGAGCAAGACAGCATGGACGAGAAGCAGATCCGCGCGATGATCCAGGAGGCACTGTCCGGTTTCGTGACCGAGGAGAAGATCGAGGCGCTCGTGAAGGCGATGGCCGGTCAGGGTGACACCCGCGTCACCGAAGAGATCGCCGGCCTGCGAGCCGAGATGGCGGCGGAGCGCCACGCCATGCGCTGCGAGCGGATCGTGACCCCGCTCATGGCGAAGGCCCCCGAGAAGGTCCGCGACCTCGTGGTCAAGACCGTCGTCGCCGAGTCCAAGCACGACGCCACCGACGAGGTTCTCCGCGCTCTCGCGAAGACCTACGCCGACTCGTTCGCGCCGGCCTCGACCGACGTGCCCGTGCGGGGCACCGGCCGCATCCGCGTGACCGCGGAGCCCGAGGACAAGCAGCGCTCCGCTCTGTACGCGCTCGTCGGCGTGCAGGAGTCCGCGGACGCCGAGGGCGTCGTCCCGTTCCGCGGCATCCAGGAGGCGTACAAGGTCATGACCGGTGACGTGGACCTCGTCGGTCGCGTCGCAGAGGGTCAGGACTCGACCACGTTCCCGATCGCCATGGGCGAGGCGCTCCACAGGCGGCTCCGGGCCGAGTACCGCGCGATCGACTTCGGTGAGGAGCGCCTGATCTCGACGCACGAGCGGGTCAACGACTTCAAGACCCACAAGCTCGTGGTCGTCGGCGGGTTCGGCGACATCCCGGCGGTTCTCGAGGGCGGCGCGTACCAGCCGCTCACGATGCCCGCCGAGGAGTCCGCGGACCTCAAGGTCTCGAAGCGCGGTGCGACCATCGACGTGACCTGGGAGTCGATCATCAACGACGACCTGTCCGTCACCAGTCGCCACGCCCGGAAGCTCGGCCGGTCGGCCCGCCGCACGTTCGCGAAGGGCGTGTGGGCGCTCCTGTCCGGCAACCCGACGGTCTACGACACCAAGGCGCTGTTCCACGCCGACCACGGCAACCTGGGTGCCGCCGCCTTTTCGGTCACCTCCCTCATCGCCGCCCGTGCCGCGATGAAGGCTCAGAAGGAGCTGACCTCGCTCGAGCCGCTGGGCATCGACCCGAAGGAGGGCGGCCTCCTGGTCATCCCGACCGATCTCGAGCAGACCGCGTTCGAGCTGCTCAAGACCGACAAGAAGCCGGGCAGCCCGAACAACGACGGCAACTTCGTCTACGGCTGGTTCGGCAAGGATCTCGAGCGCGTCCTGGTGAACCCGTTCGCCACCGATGTGACCGACTGGCAGGTGCTCGCCAACCCGCAGGTGTGGGAGACGATCGTGGCCGGTCACCTGTTCGGGCAGCAGGAGCCCGAGGTGATCACCGCCGACCAGGCGATCGCCTTCTCGATGTGGAACAACGACAAGATCGAGTACAAGATCCGGCACATCTGGGGTCTCTCGATCGCTGACTACCGGCCCGTCTACGGCGCTGTCGTCGCTGGCTGACCCTGATCGTTCGTGACCTCTGACGTGGAGCCTTCGGGCTCCACGCCTTTTCCGTAGGAGGCGCAATGCCGACGAAGACCGAGATCCTGGCGAGGGTACGCACGCACCTTGCTCCCAACATGCCCATGACCGACGAGGAGCTGGCTCCATCGCTCGACGCGGCGCTCGCCATGTTCTCGCAGCGCTTCCAGCGGCGCGCATGGGGCACGCTGACCCTCGTCGACGGGCTCTGGCAGCTCAGTAGCCTTTCGGGCTGGACCCATGGCGTCTCTACCGTGCTCGCCGTCGAGTACCCGGTCGGCGACACGCCGAGGTCGATCCTCCATCCGAGTGAGTGGCTGATGGAGCCGGACGACGACGTCGATATGCTCATGTTCTGGACAGTCACCCCGGAGACCGTTCGGGTGAGGTACACGCTCCCGTTCGCGTTCGACGGCAGTGGCTCGACGACCCTGACCACGACCCAGGCTGAGGCGGTTGCGCTCCTGGTTGCGGCCGAGGTTCTCGACGAGTGGGCTCGTCGGTGGATGCAAAAGGCGTCGCTGACGGTCGCGGGGCAAGACTACCTCGGGCCGAACCCGGAGTCGGCGAGGCGGCTCGCGGCAGATACCAGAGAGGACGCATGGCGGGTGGTTCGGCTGCCTGCCATGTCCCTCGGTGGCGACCCCGGAGATGTGTCTCACCGAGTCGTCTGATGAGAATCGAGTTAGACGTCCGCGGTATCGACGCGTTTGTTCAAGACCTCGACGGAGCCGGCGACCGTATCCGGGCGATCTCGATGTCCTCGGCTGAGAGGGTCGGCGCGATCCTCGAGTCGGCGCTCAAGGACAAGGCTCCGTCGGCGACTGGAGTACTCGTCAACTCGATCGTCCATGACGCGAAGGTCACCGGAAGCGGTGTCGAAGCCGAGGCGTTCTCGCACATGGCGTACGCCAAGATCGTGGACACGGGACGAGGTCCTGGTGCCTGGCCTCCGTTCGACGCGATTCACCGATGGGTTCAGCTCAAGGTCCGACGCGGGGAGTTCTCCGCGACCGAGGCTGACATACCTCGCATCACCTACCTCGTCCGACGGGCGATCGCCGCGCGTGGGACGAAGGCGACCCGGTACATCGAACGCGGTGTGGCTTCGGCAATGCCGCTGATCAACCGCGAGCTGGCTGACCTCGAGACCCGGATCGCGAACATCCTGGAGTGACCAATGAGTGAACGGTTGATCCGCGAGCGTATCGCGGAAGTGGTATCTGCCGCGGCAGCGACCGCGAACGTCCATGACGACGCGTTGAGGATCGACTCCGAATCGACTGCCGTTGCCGCGTTCGGCGAGGGCAAGGACGACTCGGGCCTGTACCTGCTCCACGGGTGGGTCGTGATGCCCGGCAAGTCATCGTCGGAGCGCCTGTCGCGTGGGATGGCGAAGGCCGAC